TACCATCAATCCATTTTTGTCTTTCTGCATGCCATTCTTCATGTTCTGCATCAACTTGCATTCCTAGCTCACTATCATGTGCGTGTGGATTTCCTGAAAATACTTTCTCTATAAAATCATTAAATAATCTGCTCATAATCTATTTTTTAAATAATTCAGTTAATGTTAAAATGTGATTTTCTTTTAATTTTATTAAATCAATTAGACAATCAATTTTGATGTTTGATTGAGATAATGCAATAATAAGTTTTTCTATAAACTTACCCTCATCGCCTAGCATCTTATCATGTGGTAAATCTGAGAATTTTTTGCTTAATTCCTTAATAAGTTTGGAATTGTCTTTTTTTAGTTCTGCTTTGTTCATGTCGTTTTGTTTTTGTTTTGTCAAATATATAAAAAATTTTATAAACTCCAAGAACCTAATTTTTGACAAGGTGCATGTCTAAGTTGCATGTCAACTTCTGGAACACTAGTATAATCATCTGCCCAAACTGATAATGGTTCGTACCATGCACCAACTTTGTGCAACTGCATCTTCAACTCATAAACTAAATCTCCATTGCCTTGCTCGTTCTCTAACTCCTTGATGCGAGCTTTCATGTTCTTGAGTAGGTTGTCAGCAAGTTCTTGCTTCATAACATACTGCTTAACTACTTGTGTGATATGACCAACAGGATATTCTCCTCCTGTGTAAACTGTGGTTTTGTCTGATGTGTCAACTGTTACTTTCATAATTATCTTGTTTTGTTTCTACAAATATATAATATATTTTAAGAATACACACTATAATATTAAAATACTTTGCAAAAAAAAAAGACCTACATCTCTGTAAGCCTTAATCTTGGGGGGATTGTGTAGTTAAAAAAAATGTGTTAGCCTTGCGACTTGTCCTTTATCGAACTCATGTACGAATGCTTCTACTGCTTTTGGAGAGCCTGTGAACCCTTTTCTTGAATGCCATGAATCTGCTGCACTTGGACTTCTTAAATACTCTACTGTTACACCTATAAAATCCTTTGCATCTCTCCATTTATGTTTCACTTTGTGGTGTAGATGGTGTAAATACCAATACCTGTATTTAGTTGCTGCCCAAAGCTCTGGTCTTTCTTGTGCCATCAACAATGGTAAATTATCCATTTTAGCACCATCGCCATGCTCTAAGCCTATTAAATTACTTCCGTACTTGTAATACTTCCGATGTGCAACTCCTGCATCAACTGAAACATCTTCTGTGTTCCTGAACCAAGCCTTTAAAGCATGTGCCAAATGGAATCCACTTTGATAGTCATGGTTGCTCATTGAGTGTACGCAGTCAACAGGTGCAACTTCTCTCAGCATCTCTACACATTTAACGTAAAGCTGCAATGCTATCTCGTAATGTTCCCACCATTTGCCATCGCAATCCTGTGGTGTACCTTTTGTTGTGGTTCCGTAAACCGAATCCACATGAAGAACATCATTACCAATACAAAACAATACTCTATCAATCTCAAAGCCTTTTGATTTTTGTATCAAACCTTGCACTCCATCAATGACTCTTGATACTGCAATAGGAATGTTGTAGTCTTCTCCTGTTTCCTCTGCGTTTGCGTATTTGCCTATGTGAATGTCAGCAGGATTGATTACTAATAAATGCCGACCTGCTTTGTGTTTGATTTTTGGATAGGTTGGTGCATGGTTTTCGATGAATGTATTGAGCCTGCCAAATATGCCCTTTTCATCTATTCCAGAATCCTCTTTTGTAACTACTGAGAACCTAAGCTCTCCACCCATGTTCTGCCAATGCTTGACTGAAACAACGTCTTTTTTGTCAATACCTCGCTCCTGTAAATGTAAATCAAGAGCTGAATTGTCGTTGATGTTTTCTAAGGTGTTTGCTCTGTGCTTTTTAATTAGTTCGATCTCAGCAGGCTTTAACCTAATTCGATTCCAACCATCTTTTTTCTTTGTCATGCTTTAGAGAATACAGTGAAACATAATGGCAAGATAGCAATAAAACTTAACATGACGTTAAGTTGTGTTAAACCATTTGCTGCCATGTCTGAAACTGCTGCTGTAACTAGCACTCCACTTACTGAACGCTTTGCACTCCACTTCTTTTGACGTTGTCCCTCTTGAAAGACTTCGCTAATCTTTCCGACTGCTTTCGCTATTGCTCTCATCTTTATAAAGCCATTTTAAATAAAAAAATAAACAAACAGGTATTGATAATATCAAAGTTGTAGTTAGTGAACTCATTTAATCTTATCGTATATAAACAAGTTGATTATAGTATCTAATCTACCAAATACGGCATTATCTTTCTCCGTTGGTGTAAGGTTAACAACAACCTTAATAAAAGCCAACAAACCGATTGTAAGCTCACCCCAATTTTGGGCAATAAAATCAATCATAATAAAAGTCTAAACAAATGAAACAAAAAGGTAAATATAAATAATGAGCAATCCCATCATCGTAACGCTTGGTGTAAAGCCCCAAGAGTATTCCTGTATAAAATCCTAAAGACAACTCCCAACTCATTAGTACAACCACATCACTTGCTGAGGAGATTCTGCATCGTCATCAGCATGAATAAAAGATTTAGCTATTCCAATGCGAGTAAATCCTGCATCAAGCAAGCCTCTAACTATTTGCATTCTTTGATATGAACTCATGCAAGAAATATCAAATGCAGTTCCTCGTAAATGTGCTGAGTTTGGCTTTCCTCCAACTTCCATATTATGTGCTTTGCTTCTCCAAGAGCTTGTAATTGTAAATGGTACATCTGCAAACTCTCTTGCCAGATCTAAACGCTCTAAAGACTTTTTATTAATCTTATCAAAGCAATTCTTTCCATCGCATGTAAACTCTTCCTTTATAAAAAATCTAGGATTCATCTCTTGATAATTTCTTAATGTTATACAACAATGCACTTATAAGAACTAAGATAGTTAAAACTTGCTCAACTCCAATAAATGTAACACCTAATGCACCAAAGTTAATTCCATTAAATATAACTGTATCAATTTTTTCGTTCATTGATTTTAATTTTAGCTAAATACGTCTTTAGCTTTTTGATATTAGTTTTCTTTGGCTTGTAACCCATTAATCTATTTTAATGCCAGGATTGTATGCATTACCTATCGGATCAATATCTGCATTTGAGTTTGAAGAATACTCAGGAAAAGAGCTTGTATTATAAATCAAATAATCTATAATTCTCTGCCCATAAAATTCTGCTGAATCCATTTGCTTTCTAATCAACCAATCAACATCGTTCTTAGTTGCAGCAGTTCCGTTCTCACTATTCTTTTGAGTAATCGAACCATTTGCAATCTTGTATGAAATAAATGGTAATGCTTCCACAATAGCATAATGAACTAAAGCATCTTGTATATAGTCATCTACTAGAATCTTATAGGCATGATCTAAAGTTCCTGCCTTTATCTCTGTTTCTAACTTCTCATATAACTTAGTTCCCAAGATAGCTTGCAAATGCTTGTCTTGTGAAATCTTAACGAATGGAAGTAAATACTCCGTATCGATGTTATAATTTAGAGCAGTTGAAGTTTTCAACCTGTCCTGTGATATGAATAAAACTGTCGCCATTATCTATTTTTTAAACTTCCTCTATTCGGTGTTGTTATCGGTGCAACTGCTTCCTTTCCTTTCTGCTTAACATAAGGATTGTTACCAACTCGCTTCTCATTGTCAAGACCTTTGTTTGGTAAGAACTTTCCTTTTACTTGCTTTCTAAAGTAGATTCTTCTCATCCAACCATGATAACAATATACACCACCTTTCCAAGTAAACAAATCGTATGTGCTAGAGCCTTTAGGTGCAAACTGCCCATTTACTCCTGCTCTACCCATTTTTTTAATGTCCTCGTATCTGAACTCAATACCAGAATCTGCCATCATTATCATTTCAGTACAGAATGGCCTGCTTGGGTTTTTAGCTTGTTTAGTTGTAGTCTTTGCATATGCATACCTTACTTTATACAAACCCTTATCGCCCCATTTAGACTTTTCTCCTGCCTTTGCATCTGAATCATTTGGTTGTCTATCAAAGCCCTCAAACTCTTTGTGAAAATCGGGATTTGTTGTGTCGACTAACTCCTCACTCATCAACTCGTATTCCTCCTCATCGTTTACCTCTCCGTAAATCTTAAGCTCATCTAGTAATGTTTCAGATTTAGCATCG